CCGCCCTCTATAACAGAGTAGTATGTATTATCTGTGATGCTGGTGTGGCAACACATCTCATACACGGACAACACCCTTGTGGGGTGCTGTAACCAAGCAAGGTAAGAACCGCCGGGAGGCAGCTCCTCTTCTTGCTTAACCTCTGTTACAATGCGGCCTATCGGCCAACCCCCTCGCATCTTATAGGGGGTTAGTGCAAATAGACCGCTGCGACGACTCCGCTCCACACCGACCGACCACTTGCGTTGCTGACCATTACTGGCATAGCTTCGCAAGTGCAGCAAAAGCTGCTGAAGATCGGCACCACGGTGAGAGTGAAGAAACTCTTCGGATCGCTCTGATAACCAGAGAAGGAGGCTATTAGCCAACCAAAACCAGTCACCGCGGCGAGAGCCGTTTTGTTTCTTTATGTAGAAAGGCTTAACGCTGTGGCCACTGAAGAAGTGACCGCCGCAGCTTTCCCGGAAGGGACCATGTACAAAGGTCTTCGATGTATTGATGACCACATGCGCTCTTTCAAACGCAGACGTGACCTCGTTGAAGACATCCGAAGGGATGGTCAGATCGTCGCCATGAATGCTAACGTAGAACTCAGCAAAAGGAAGCTGGGATCGCTTTGCAGCGGCCAAGCCGATTGCATAGAAAATGATGCTTTCGAGTTCGAAAGTAAAACCATTTCCCATTCCACCAATCATACCAAGTCGCATAGGGCCCCAAGGAGTCCGAGCAACAGGCGATCGGAAGGCCATAACAGCAGAGAACCAATCCTCCGGGAGAAGAAACTCCCCAAGAGAGACGGTTATGCTGTCAGAAGCCTGTTTAGCATCCACTGTGCCTATATGACCATGCTCTGACCCGGCTTGCGCCAGACTCGAGTTTAGGTCGCCGCTCCTATTTAGGTCTATGCCATCAAGCATAACCAAGTCGCTAATGCGATAGGATCGGAGGCGTTCCCGCATTAGAGAGCCCAAGCCCTTTTGGATATATCCATTAAGCTCAGCCTCTTTAATGATTACACGATGCACGCCAGCGTCCTTAGGGACGAAGTCGAGCACAGCACCCAGGGACTCTTTCAAGACCCCTGGCGGAAGGAGGACTTTCCCAGATGAGTTAACATAGATCGTGCCTTTTGGGCTAATCATGTCACACCATACAGGGCTTCCAGACACCACAGATGTGGCATATGGAAGGATTCCACGTGACCCTGACAGAGACGAGACGTATTTCTTTTCTCGTTGTGCCTCCGTTCTTTTCAAGGATGCGCTCGCACCATTTCCGAAGCCAACCAAACGGTTGACTCGGTCCAGGTCACACACACCAAGGATATCAGCGATGATGTCCCTAGCGTCGAGGAGAATATTCATGCCCATGCTACCGT